GGCAATAACGACGATCTTGTAATGACTTTAGTTCATTTCGGTTGGTTGACTGCCCAAAGATACTTCAAAGAAAACATAAACAATGATATAAGAGTTACGCTCCAACAAGAACAACTAAACATTATGGACACTGATTTGACGCCTTTACCTATCATAGATAACGGCGTTGATAACCCAGATTATGAAGTGGATGAGTTTGGAAACGTGTGGTTTGATGACAGATCCAAGAGATATCCTTGGGATGACTTTAATTGGAAAAGAAAGCTGTAAAATCTTCATTTTTCTAAATAATAACAACAAGAATAATCCATTTTATAAAGGAGAGATACTATGGCATTTCAACTGTCACCAGGTGTAAATGTATCTGAATTTGACCTTACTACCATTGTTCCAGCTGTTGGAACAACAGAAGGTGCGATTGCAGGACAATTTAATTGGGGCCCAGCTAATACTATCGTAACAATTTCAAACGAAAATGAACTTGCTGATAGATTTGGTAAACCAGATACCAACAACTTTGCAACATGGTTTACTGCTGCAAACTTCCTAGCATATGCACGTAATCTTAAAGTTGTTCGTGCAGCCAATGGAACATCTGATAGAAATGCAACAGACGGCAATGGTCTGTTGATTCAAAATCAAGATGTATACAATTACAACTATAATAGCCCATTTACAGCATCTTCAAATACAACGATTGCTGCTCGCTATTCCGGTGACAAAGGTAACGGTCTTCGTGTTGCTATCTTTGCTAATGGTCAAAATTCAACAGCTTGGACTAACTGGACAAGTACTTCAGTAGAATATGCCAATCAGTTTGATGCTAAGCCAAACACTTCTAACTTTGTTGGAAATCGCGGCGGTAGAAACGATGAAATGCACATTATCGTTATTGATGAAAAGGGCAACTTCACAGGAAGTCCAAATACAGTTCTAGAAAAGTTTGCTTTTGTATCTAAAGCTTCTGATGCTAAAAATGATGATGGTTCATCAAACTACTATGTAAATGTTGTTAATGATCGTTCAAAGTACATTTATATCGTAAATCATCAAACAGGAAACACATTTAACATTGCAACAGTTACAGCCGATACAGATGATACTGATAAATTTGACAATAACGATACAGGATACATCATTCTTTCTGGTGGTTCAGGAACTGGAGCAAACGTATCGTTTACCGCAAACAGTACCGGATTTATTGAAAGTGGTATTACCATAAACAATAGCGGTTATGGTTACTACGTAGGAGAAACATTAACTGGTGTTGCTCAGTCAGCTTCTGGTAATGGTTCAGCAACAATAACAGTAACATTACAAACTCAGTTAGTTGTGGCAAATTGGGGCGTACCTGCTTCTAACACAACGTTTAACTCTGGACCATATGATTCATACGTTAAAGTATTAGCAAATGGTGTATCGTCAACAGTAACTAGCGCAGAACTAATCGATGCATATGATAAGTTTAAGAATGCTGAAGAAGTTGATATTTCTCTTGTCATGGCAGGCGCTGCAAATCAAACAGTTGCAGAACATATTGTAGAAAATATTGCAGAATCTCGTAAAGATTGTGTAGCATTCTTATCACCAGAAATGAATGATGCTGTAAATAACTATGGCGATGAAACAACAGATATTGCCGCATATAGAAACTTGTTCAACTCATCTTCATATGCTGTAATGGACTCAGGTTGGAAATATCAGTTCGACAAGTACAACAACGTTTACCGTTGGGTACCACTAAATGGTGACGTTGCTGGTCTATGTGTAAGAACAGACTTTGAGCGTGATCCATGGTACTCACCAGCTGGATTCAATCGTGGTCAGATCAAGAATGTTGTTAAGCTTGCTTGGAATCCAAACAAGACTGCAAGAGATGAGCTTTACAAAAACGGTGTTAATCCAGTTGTAACATTCCCAGGCGAAGGAACAGTTCTATACGGAGATAAGACACTTCTAGCTCGTCCATCAGCGTTTGATCGTATCAACGTTCGTAGATTGTTTATTGTCCTTGAAAAGGCAATTGCAAGAGCAGCTAAGTACTCACTCTTTGAGTTCAATGACGAATTTACACGCGCTCAGTTCATTTCGCTTGTAGAACCATATCTTCGTGATGTACAAGGCCGTCGTGGTATTTACCAGTACCGTGTAGTTTGCGATCAGACCAATAACACTCCAGAGGTTATCGACCGCAACGAATTTATTGGTGATATCTACATCAAGCCTGCTAGAAGCATCAACTTCATTCAGCTTAACTTTGTGGCTGTTAGAACTGGTGTTGCCTTTGATGAAATCGTTGGTAAGTTTTAATCAATAAAATGAACATAAATAGATTCAGAGGAGAATAAAATGGCAGAGTTTAACGTAGCAAATTTTAGATCACAGATGGTAGGAGATGGTGCAAGACCTAATCTATTCTCTTGCACTATTCCTGATCTAACTGTTAACATCAACGGAGAAAGCGGCTCTGAAGTCGCTTTCAACTTCATGTGTCGTTCGGCACAATTACCAGGATCAACAGTAAATTCAATTCCTGTTAACTACTTTGGTCGTGAACTAAAGTTTTCAGGAAATAGAATCTTCTCTGAATGGACTGTGGTAATCATCAACGACGAAGACTTTAAAGTTCGAAACTCATTCGAAAAGTGGATGAGTGCGCTCAACTCGCATGTTGGCAATCTTCGATCTCTTGTAAGTCCATTATCTTACCAGAAAGACGCATATATAACACAGTTTGGTAAAGCTGGTAATGTAATCAAGGAATATAAGTTCGTAGGAATGTTCCCAATCGAAGTAAGCCCAATCGAAGTTGATTGGGGAGCAAACGATTCAATCGAAGAGTTTTCTGTGACTTTTGCTTATCAGTGGTGGGAATCTACAAACCCAGCATCAAGGGCTACTACAGATTCGACTCAGGCCGGCCCAAGCGCCGTTCAAGTCTAATTATATTATATAACAGGGTGGGGAGAAATCCCCACCCATTCAAACTGGAGTGAGTAATGGTCCAACTTTTTGGCTTTGAGATAAGTCGCAAAAAACAACAAGATCAAGAAGAAAAGAATAAATCTTTCGCGCTGCCACAAAATGATGACGGCGCTGTAACTATTCAGTCAGGTGCTTATTATGGTACCTATGTCGATCTTGACGGTGTTGTTAGAAACGAAATCGAACTTATCACTCGCTATCGTGAAATGGCTATGCAGCCAGAGTTGGAAACTGCTATTGATGAAATCGTTAATGAGGCAATCGTTAATGATGATTCCGAATCTGGTGTTGAACTAGATACCGATGAACTAAAACAGCCAGACAATATTAAAAAGAAGATTAGAGAAGAGTTTGACTATGTTCTTAAGCTCCTAGACTTTGGTAACATGGGGCATGAACTATTCCGTCGTTGGTATACGGATGGTAGATTATTCTATCACGTTATCATTGACGACAAGTCGCCAGCTAAAGGCATTCAAGAACTTAGATACATTGATCCGCGTCGAATTCGCAAGATCCGCGAAATCCAGAAAGCCAAAGATACCGAATCAGGTATGGAAATCATTAAGAATATGAAAGAATATTACCTCTACAATGAAAGAGGTATGATTGGTGCTCACTCTAACTTAGGCACAAAGATTGCTATTGATGCTGTAGTCAATGTTAACTCGGGTCTAATGGACTCAAAGAGAGCCATGGTTCTTTCTTATCTTCACAAGGCAATCAAACCACTCAATCAGTTACGCATGGTAGAAGATGCAACAGTCATCTACCGTCTCTCACGCGCGCCCGAGCGCAGAGTGTTCTATATCGACGTTGGTAACATGCCAACAATCAAGGCCGAACAGTACCTCCGTGATGTTATGGCTAAGTATCGTAACAAGCTGGTATATGATTCCAGCACAGGCGAAATCAAAGATGATCGTAAGCATCTTTCCATGCTTGAAGACTTTTGGCTACCTCGTCGTGAAGGCGGTAAAGGTACTGAAATCACAACTCTACCAGGCGGTATGAATCTCGGCGAGTTGGAAGATGTTAAGTATTTTGAAAAGAAACTATATAAGGCTCTCGGTGTTCCTATATCTCGTTTGGAACAGTCGCAGGGTTTCTCTCTTGGTCGTTCGACAGAAATCACAAGAGATGAGCTAAAGTTTACAAAGTTTGTTAATCGTCTCCGTAACAAGTTCTCTACACTATTTGATGAACTACTTCGTCTTCAACTTGTGCTTAAGAAGATTTGCACCGAAGAAGAATGGAAAGAGTTTAAGGAAAACATTTGGTATGACTTTAAGAAAGATAACAACTTTACCGAACTTAAAGAAGCTGAACTCCTACAAAATAGAATCACAACTCTTCAGTTAGTTGATCCATATGTTGGTCGTTACTACTCAATGGCATGGGTTCGCAAGAATGTTCTTCAAATGGACGATGATGAGATTGAAGAAATCATGCAGCAAATCGAAGAAGAAAAAGCTGCTAATACACCAGTTGATGAACAGGGTAATCCACTTCCAACAGATGAAATGGGCAATCCATTACCGCCTGCTCCACCACAACCAAATATTGTTCCGCCAACACCAACTGAAAATATGATGCAGCAATATGCTGCTCAACAAGGCGCAGCACCAGAACAAATGCCAGTTCAAGATGGAACAGGTAAAGATACAATGGATCCAATGGATATGGGACAAACAAAGAATCGTCAACGCTTTGTAAATGACACTTTGGAGCCTATTCGTTGAAGAAATTTGGTGAATATTTAGATGAAAGTTTAGCTCTTCAGGCTAAGTCTGAACCTAAATCTGCGGCCGCTAAAGAAGCTCGTAAGATGGGTTTGACTTATATGGGGTTCGGTCGTTATGCTGATAGAAAAGGTAACCTTGCTTATCTAGTGCATGACGATAAACTTATTCCATATAAAAGCGGAAGTGATCTTGATAAAATGTATCATAAAGCTTATATGGCAAAAGAGAGTGAACCTGTATCTAAAAAGAAGAACATAAGTCCAACTGCTAAAGGGCAACCAACACAACCAAGTAAGGCTGATCTTCTTAAAAAAGATGCGGATTTCTATACCGGCGTTAACTCCAAAAGAAGTAAAGAAGACACTAAAATATTAAAAGACCTATACAAAGATGCAAATGCGGTAGATAAAGAACTTTTTAAATTTTATCAACCAAACATGTTTGATGAAACAGAACTACAAGCCATTGAAGATTATACCGGTGATGGATACGCAGATATAAACAGATACCTATATAAAGGTCATGATGAAGGCGCCACAAAAGAACAGGACGATTATCTAAATCGTACAATAGAAACTTTAGATTCCGCTTTTGAAGAGACGCAAACACCATTTCCATATACTGTATATTCTGGTCTTAGTTCTCGTTATAGCGCAGATAAGTTTCAGCTCGGTGGTGAATATGTTTTTAGAGGGTACGTTTCCACATCACTAGATTTCAATACTGCTATTGGTGGATTTGCTGATGTTGGAGATAAAGACCAACCAGTTGTATTACAGGTAGAACTTAAAAAAGGTCAAAAAGCAATATACCTTGATGCTGTTTCAGCCAATTCAGGTGAAAGAGAAACACTTCTTCCAAGAGGATCAAGGATTAAAGTTATATCAGGTCCTCATGTGCTTGATTCAAATCTTTTTACGGATGCTTACGGAACTAGTTCAATTGCGCTTTTCCATTGCTCAGTTATAGAAGATTCATAAATATAATACTAATCGTTTAGGAGAACAAACATGTCGATTAAGAAAGCATTGGACAGCATTCTAGAAGGTAATCTAGATGAAATGCGTCAAAACTTTTCTTCCGCTTTAACTACAAAGGCTGTTGAGAAGCTAGAAGAGCAAAAGATTGCTATTGCTAAAAGTTATTTCGCTAAGACAAAGGAATAATATACAATGAAGGATGTCAAACAAATCCGCGAGCAATTTGATTTAATTACTGAAAAAGAAGAGAAGGAAGACCGCAAACTTTCCGCTCTTGTTCGTGCTGGTTTGTATGATGCTAAGAAACTTCCTGCCCTTAAAAGGGCGCTAGAGAAGTCAGCAGATAAAATCACTTCTCAAGAAAAGCGTATGCTTATAAATCTTCTTGATTCGCTTATTTCACAAGTTGTCAGCGATGATCAAGTCTATCGTAAAGTTAGACAGAATGTCCATAATGTGTCCGAAGCTAAGATGGATACCTATTCCAAGTTTGATCCAAGATATAAGGCTGGTTGGCCTACTGATAAGGAAATGCCATCGGTTCTTATCTTAAAAAGAAAAGCTATTAGAGTGTACCCAGACAATCAAAAAGTTGCTTTGTATTACTCACAGGCTTTGGATAAGTATGTAACAATTCCATATAATGATATTCAATTTGGTTTGAACGAAGCTAAAAAACCTGAAAAAGAAACACCTGAAGAAAGAAAGAGAAGAATAGCCGCGGCATTGGCCGGCGGATCAAGAACAGGTAAAATGTTGAGAACTGGTAAAGTTTTATCATCACAAAAGTCTTTGAGAACAAGAATAAGTGCAGCAGCAAAAAATATATCAGATGTATCACAACGTTCTGGAAAAGCAATCGCTGCTGGTGTTGCCACAGGAAATATACTTAAAGCTGCTCTTAAAGCACCATTTAAACCTTTTCGTGTTAATAGAACCGAAAAGAAACTTCAAGATAGATTGGCAAAAAGAAAAGAAACCAAACTTGTTGCTAGAAGAAAAGAAGTTAGCGATTTAACTAAAGCTAAAAAACAAGAAGTCAAGGCAACTTCCAGAAGAAAAGAAATTAAAGATTTAACTAAAGTTAAAAGACAAGAAACCAAGGCAGCTACACCAACGGCAGCTACACCAACTGCACCAACTTTAAAAAGACGTTCACCTAAAGCGACGGCAAAAATAATGGCAGCAAATCCAAATATAGATTATATGACAGCAGCTAAAAACCATGCTGCAAAAGCTAATGTAACAGAAATGTTTAATCAAAGATTAAACACTTTAAGAACTGAAGAACAAGTTGTGGCAAACTTAAATGAAGCTAATAATATTCTTAATGATAAGAGTAAGTTTAATCCTCGTTCTTTAGCATCAAGAATCCGCTATCAAGGTGCTTTAGCATCTAAAAAAACAAAACCATATAAACAAGCTGCGACAGATAAACTAAATCCAGAACCTGGTAATTATACTGTAAATAAGCTTAAAGATAAAGCTGAAACATTTGCAAGAAGAGCAACCGGTAATATCGGCGATCTTGTTGGATTAACTGATCCAAAAAGAGGCGAAGGACTCGCAACATTTAATCCTGGTGCAGCAAAAGCCGGCGATTTAGCTGGAGCAGCATTGACAATTGGAACTGGACCAAGCAGAACCGCTTTAAAAGGAGCAGAAGTTGTAGCTTCTGCGTCAAAACTTGCAGATAAAACTGCTGATGCAGCTGGTGCTGCAAGTAAAGCAGATAAAACTGCTGATGCAGCTGGTGCTGCAAGTAAAGCAGATAAAACTGCTGATGCAGCTGGTGCTGCAAGTAAAGCAAAAAAAGGAAAATCTTCTAAATTTTCCAAATCAAGAAATCTTTCGCGAAGAGTATTAAATCTGGTTAGAAGAGCAGGAACTCTAGCAGCAGGAGTTGCGGGTGCTGCCGGCGCTGCTGGAGGAAATAATAGTTCTTATGTTCTAAGTACGGGTGCTAACCCAGAACTTGGAAAGTCAAAACTGTTTAAGCCTGGTTCAGGATTTTCCAACACTACTGATGCTGAAAAAGCAACTCAGGAAAGAGCAAGACAAGCTCAGGTAAAAGCACTTGCTACAGAACAAAATAGTTCTTATGTTCTAAGTACAGGTAAAGATATTAAACATGAGTTTAGATTAAAACCTGGAACATCAGGAAGTAAACGTCGTTTTAATCCTAATGCTGCAAGAGATGAAAGAATAAGACAAAGACAATTAGCATCATTAACCACGACTAATGAATCTGTTATTAATACCATAAAAAATATGGTAACTAACAATATACAAGAAACAAAACTTAGCTTCAATGAGCAAGAGATTACTATAAATAATACAGTAGCAAAGAAATTATTAACTGTATACGAATCGATCAACAAAACCAACAAAAAGAAAATGGAACAAATGTTAAACGAAAACGCTACATCGTTCAACAAAGTCCTAATGTTCGCAGTAAGGCAGTAAGAAATGGCAAATATCCGAGAACAAAAAATTATTGACAGCAATAAGAGAGCTTTAATCAAATATGTTGTTATTGCTGATGGTTCACAAAATTCCAATACAGTTTTAGTTAATGTATCAACATTAGCATTTGCACTGAATGCGAACGGTTACATTATGCAGTCAGGTGTTCATCCAAAGACAAAGTATAATACTACTATCAAGCGTGTTTATGGGCAAGTTGCAGCAGCTAATGCCAAGATGAAGTTGCAATGGCAAGGCGCTTCAAACTCTGAGATCATTACATTTGGATCAGGATCATTCGATTATGATTTCCAAAGCATGGGTGATGGAGCAACTATTCCAAATCCAGAAACAAGTTCAAACGGCCATATATTAATATCAACTGCAAACTTCTATGCTGGTGAATTGGCAACAATATTCATCGATCTAAAGAAAGCCGGTGAAGATTATGATCAAGGTCAAACAGCAGATCCATATGCATTTAACAGAAGACCACTATAATGAAAAACATCATACAGTTAATCAAAGAACATAAGTTTACAGAAGCAGAAGATCGAATCAATAGTCTTATTCCATTAATTATGGAAAAAAAGATTTTTGAAATGAAAAAAGCTGTTGCAGCTAAGATGAGTGAACAGATGGGTGTTGGTCCAACAATGCAAGATAAGCGTGAATCTGGCGTTGTAGAAGAAAAAGAAGAAAAGTCTGAAGAAGATGATGATAAGGAAGAAAAAGAAGAAGAAGAACTAGACGAAGCTCGCATTAGTATTGTTAGAGCTAGAGTTCGTGGTGGTAAAATTCAACGCCGCAAGAAAGTATCAAATGTTCCTGGGATGACTTTGCGTGGCGGAACATTGAAGCGTATGTCTGCTGCCGAGCGCCGTCGTAGAAAGATGGGCGCTCGTAGAGGTAAAGTAAAGCGCAGAGCAAAGCTTTCCAGATCATTGATGAAGCGTAAGCGTTCATTACAAAAAAGAAAATCATTAGGACTATAAAAATGAAACTTATAAAAGAAGAAGTTTTAAACGTTCAGTATCTTGTAGAAGAAGATGGTAAAGGTGGTAAAACCCACTCTATTGAGGGCATTTTTATGCAGGCTGAAAAACAAAATAGAAATGGTCGTGTATATCCACGTCATATTCTTAGCAAAGAAGTTGATAGATATAACAAAGATTATGTAACAAAAAACCGCGCTTTTGGTGAACTTGGACATCCAGATTCACCTACAATAAATTTGGATCGTGTATCACACATGATCACAAGTCTTAGACCAGACGGAAACAACTTTATTGGTAAAGCCAAAATCTTAGATACTCCCAATGGTAAAATTGTGAAAAGTTTATTAGATGGAGGAGCAAGTCTAGGTGTGTCAACAAGAGGCGTAGGGTCTCTTAAGCCAGCCAACGGCTTTCAACTAGTTCAGGACGACTTTCATTTGGCTACAGCGGCCGATATCGTTGCTGATCCCTCAGCTCCAGACGCATTTGTCCAAGGTATTATGGAAAATGCAGAATGGATTCTAACTAATCAAGGTTGGAAAGCAATGCATCAAGAACGTGCTAGAAGAATGCTAAGAGAAGCTTCTAGTAACGACATTGAAGAAGTTGCTTTGAAAATCTTTGAAAACTACATCTCTAAACTTTAAATAATATAAATAAAAGAAATAAAGGAGTAATCTAATATGGCAAAGTCATTAACTGAAGCTGCAAGAGCAGTCCTAATGAAGGAAGAAACCGCTCTAGCTGCTACATTAAAGCCAGGCTCAAAGTCAGTAGACCCAGCACAAACACTTGGTTCTGCTACTAAGCTTGCTGATCCAGTAGTTCAACCAAACGGCACTGATGGTTCAAATCTTGGTGCTGCGGCTGCTGCTGGTATTAAAACAGACACAACTATTAAGAAGGCAACAAAGCCTGAACCAATGAAGAAGAAGGCCGAAGTAATGGAAGAAGATGTTGAGGAAACATCCGAAGTTGTTTCTGAAGAAGCTGCTGAAGAAATCAACGAAGATGAAGTTGAACTATCAGAAGAACTAGAATCATTTATCGACCAGTGCCTTGAAGAAGGTATGGACGAAGATCAGATTGCAGTAGCAATCGAAGAAAACTTTGAGTTTGTTACCGAAGAGACAGAATCAGAAGAAAACGTAATGGAAAATTACGAAGTAGACATGTCTGAACATGTTGACGCTCTTCTTGCTGGCGAAGAACTATCAGAAGAATTCCGTGCTAAGGCTACAGCTATCTTTGAAGCCGCTGTTAAGCAGAAGGTCGCAGAAGAAGTTGCTGTTCTTGAAGAAGCATTTGCTGCTACTCTTGAAGAAGAAGTTGGCCGTATTGAAGAAGAACTTTCAACAAATGTTGATGACTATCTCAACTATGTTGTTGAACAGTGGACAGCAGAAAACGAAGTTGCTATCGAAGCAAGTCTTCGTTCTGAACTAACCGAAGAATTTATCTCTGGTCTTCGCAATCTATTCGTTGAACACTACATCGATATTCCTGAAGAAGCAGTATCAGTTGTAGAAGAAATGGGTAACAAGGTTGCTGAACTAGAAGAAAAACTAAATGAGGAAATTGAGCGTAGTGTTGCACTAAGCAAGATGCTCAACGAATCTAAGTCTAATGAAATTTTACTTAATGCTTGTGATGGATTGACAGATACACAGGCAGAGAAGTTAAAATCTCTTGCTGAAGGAATTGAGTACGCTGATGCAAATGAATACGCTCAGAAGGTTTCTATTCTTAAGGAAAACTATTTCTCAACATCAGTTAAGTCCGATCAGGTTCTAGATGCTGCTGAATCATCAACAGATGGTAGAGGTATGATTTCTGAAGAACTAAACGGCCCAATGGCTGCATATGTTAGATCGCTTGGTAAGACAGCACCAAGATAACGAAATTATAAATATTAGAAAAGTAAGACTTTAAAGGAGAATACTAAAATGTATCTTACAGAACAATTAGAACAGAAGTGGGCACCAGTGCTTGATCACGCCGGTGCAAATCCAATCAAGGATTCTTACCGTCGTGCAGTTACAGCCCTTGTCCTAGAAAACCAGGAAAAGGCTATGGCTGAAGAAGGTCGTATGCTTAACGAATCTGCACCAACAATGTCTGTTGGCACAGGCGGTTTTGGTGGCGGCGCTTCAGCCGGTGGACCAGTTGCAGGTTACGATCCAATCCTAATCAGCTTGGTTCGTCGCGCTCTTCCAAACCTAATGGCTTATGACATTGCTGGCGTTCAGCCAATGACAGGTCCAACAGGACTTATCTTTGCAATGCGCTCACGCCGTGGCACAAATCGTGGCACAAATGAAACATTCTTTGATGAAGTACTATCGGACTTCACATCACAGAACTCAGCAGCTGGTTTTACAGGTGTTGGTTCTCACGTTGGTAATAACCCTGTTTCAAACACAGCAAACAATGACGCTTACACAACTGGTAAGGGTATGACAACATCACAGGCCGAAGCTCTTGGCGATGGTGGCACAGGTAATGCTTTTGCTGAAATGAACTTCAGCATTGAAAAGGTAACTGTAACTGCTCGTAGCCGTGCGCTAAAGGCAGAATACACAATGGAACTTGCTCAGGATCTTAAGGCTGTTCACGGTCTAGATGCTGAAACAGAACTTGCAAACATTCTTTCAACAGAAATCCTCGCTGAAATCAACCGCGAAGTTGTAAGAACTGTTTACCGTTCAGCCGTTGTTGGCGCTCAGTACGGTGTAACAACCGCTGGTACATTCGATCTTGACACAGACTCAAACGGCCGTTGGTCAGTTGAAAAGTTCAAGGGTCTTGTATTCCAGATTGAACGTGAATGCAACGCAATCTCTAAGGCAACAAGACGTGGTAAGGGTAATATCCTTATCGTTTCTTCAGACGTTGCTTCTGCTCTTGCTATGGCTGGTGTTCTTGATTACACACCTGCTCTTAACGTTAACCTAACAGTTGACGATACTGGCAACACATTCGCTGGTACAATGCACGGCCGCGTTAAGGTCTACATCGATCCATACTTCGGTGGTTCATCAAACGGTGACGAACTATGTACAGTTGGTTATAAGGGTACTTCACCTTATGACGCTGGTCTATTCTACTGCCCATACGTACCTCTACAGATGGTACGCGCAATCGGTCAGGATAACTTCCAGCCAAAGATCGGCTTCAAGACACGTTACGGAATGGTAGCCAATCCATTCGCTAAGGGTCTAGACGCACTTTCAGACCTTGGCGACTCAATCACAGATACAGTACGCTCTAACCAATACTACCGTATCTTCCGCGTTCGCAATCTTACCTAATAATAAGAAGAAACGCAGAAACAACTTGGGCGGTGGCAACACCGCCCTTTTTGTTTATATAAATATTACCAGAGGTATCAAATGACAACAGAATCATTCATTACTAGAACTCCAGAAAATACAAGTTTGCTTCAAGCGACTAAGTATACATTTACTGTACCTAATCTTCCTTTTGCCAAATACTTTTGTCAGTCTGTTGTCATGCCGGGTGTATCCACTGGCGCTGTTCCAGTTTCTAATCCTTTTTCAGACATATACCGACATGGTGTTAAACTGACTTATGATGAGCTTAGAATTACTTTTATTGTGGACGAAGATTTAAGAGTATGGCAAGAAACATATAACTGGTTAAGAAGTGTGGCATTACCAACAACATTTAAAGAATATGCCAAATATAGTAACTCACAGAATCCAATTTACTTTGATGGTATTTTGACCATCAATACAAATTCAAATTTACCTAATGTTAGATTTAAGTTTAAAGACTGTCATCCTACAAATTTAAGTGGCATAACATTCAATACGGCTGATTCTGCTGATAATACTATCACAGCCGAACTTGGTATCAGATATGATTATTTTGATATTGAAAGATTGTAGTTGACATTTACCTAAAAGTGTAGTATAGTAATATACATTTTTTGTAATGGAGATAGAATGAAACCGCCAGTGAATATAGAACTGCTTATGGAAGAGTGGATCAAAGATGTTTCTTTTGATGAAACTGAACCACA